GTAAACTTCATCAGCGAGAGGCGGGTTGAAGGCACTACCATTTAAGTCTTGTACAGTAAGGCGAAACTCGCTATTACTCACAGGATAGATACTAACCGTAACTTGATTACCCCAGTTACCCTCACTGGCTGCTTGGAGGCGTAGGAGAGGGGTACCATTGAAGGTATAGAAATCACGGAATGCGCTACGAGGACCATCCAATCCGCCCTGGAATGAAGTGAAATGAGTAACGGGATTCAGAGGAACAGTGACTAATGCCGGGCTAGTGGTAAATCCCCTATTAGTGGTGTTATCAGCTGCCTCTACGTAGAACGAGAAGCGATTGCTGATAGAACCAGTGAGGGCGGGCTCTAATTGAATGACCACTCCGTTGTCCTGAGTATTACGAGTAATCTCGCCAAAGGGCTCCACACCTGCAGAGGCACTGATCAGGCTAGTGACAATCTGGTTAGGTAGGTCGCCGCTATAGATGGGTACAGAGACTACATACTTGTTAACTCTAATACTCCAGCTATTACCCTCTACTATATTGAGAGCTGCACCAGCTACAGTGCCGAAACGAACTCTGATGTTATTACTAGTTAGTGGGATGAGAATGTTACTAGAACTACCTACACCAGCAGCAATATCAACCTCAATATTCGTAGTGACAGCCGCCCAGTTAAGTGGATTCTGACCCAGTGCTACAAATTGCCACTTAATAGTAGCTACACCGGCATCAACATCATCGACGCGAAGGAAATATCGGCCACTGGTAGAACCAGTATACGGGCCCTCTGCAGCTACCACCTCTTTACTATTGACTACAGGCGCTGCAGTAGTATTAGTGAGCATAGGCCACACTATATCAGCGGCTGCATCTTCGCGAGCAGTAACCTCTCCCACGAAGTTGGTGTGGATATTGAGAGTGTTATTAACTCCGGCTACACCAGAGAATGTAAGGGACGCAGCCGCAGGGCGGCCTCGGCCAGTAACTCGTACTAGGGCGATGTTAGCGTCTTCTGGATTAGTGAATTGATCATATACAGCCTGGTATTGTAATGAACCTGGGCTAGTGTCGGAGCCATAGCGATACGCAAAGTCCGAGAAGCTACCAATGTAGGTCAGGAGGTTAGCCGGCCCCCGATTAAATCGGTCTATGATGGCGATCCGATTCAATACGTTCGGCCGCGGCAAGGCTAAACCTACATTGGTATCTTGAAATTCTATAAAGGGGGCGCGAGCCATTTATCTATATATCCGTAGGGACTTATTAGTCTTATCAGTTATTAGATAGACTCAAGTAGGCTCTAGTATGGTAAATCTCTCTAGGGGCTGTCTTAATCTATCCCGCCAGCCCTTGCTGACGTAACTATCTATAGCTATTAATAGACTACCCTGATGAAAGTAAACGTTACCACTATCCTCCCACTTACTAGTTGAGTAGTTACTACTCAGTACCTGTATATTATCACCTGGTAGCGCTACGCTGTGCTCATTATCGTATAATGCAAGGCGCGTTAGCTCCATATAGTTACTGATAATAGCCAGTGGAGGACTAATAGCCAGCCTGGCAGTAGATACTATGTGTTCTTGTAGGCGGGGCTCTATATTATCAGTTATAAGTATAGGGCACTCCTCTATATCGAGATCATCGAAGCTAACCTCTTGCATAGAGAACCGTATTATGAAGTTAAAGCAGGCCTGCTCATAGCCCCCCATTCCTCCCATAGTATGCGGCCTATATACGCTACTAACCTCATGATTCATAGCGCTATGAGGTGTGCTAGTCTCCGATTCATTATTAGGGAATATAGAACAAACGAGGCCCGGCTGTGTAGCTAGTCCCGCTGCTTGTCTCCAGTACTCTATATTCACTACGTCTCCAGTGACAGGGTGCTTTACTAGTGGGTAGTAAAGTAGAGGGTGATTAGATAAATATGTGAATAGACGGCGGCTGATGTCGTATAGTGAGTTCTCTATCCTGAGATCTGTCATCTTAGTCTCCTGAGACGGTCAAATACATCCTGGAGGCGCGGGCTCATATCTCCTGTAGTTACTCTAATTACCTTACCGCCGTTCTTATTAGGGTCCAGTAAGGCTGCCTTATTCTCATTCAAGTTATCTTGCTTCTTAGCCGTTATGATTAGAGAGCGGGGGTTCGTTGTATAGGCTGATCTATTGACCACCTCATCTCCTACTCCTACCTCGAGTGTGCCAGGGAAGCCATCGTCTCCTGCTAGTAAATCAATTACCTCCCTTATCTCACGAGATGACTCTCTGAAAGATGTGAAGGTTATGCCCGGCACGCCCTCCCTATCAACACGTATAGCCCCTAATACCTCAGTGTAAGGGCTTATGGAGTATGTGGCCTGCAGTAGAGCCTCTACTAGTGCCATGGGTGTCAGGCCATCTACGTCTATGAGTAGCGTATCGTCAGTACCTAAGAATGCATAACTATCTTCTGTAGGTTCACTACTACTAATACGAAGTCTTAGGGTTCCTTCTAGGGGGCCCGTAGTTCTGAAGTAGAATGTATTGAGCTCATAGTCAGTAGATAGTGTGGGCTCCAGGGCCTTATAATTACCCTCCTTGACCTCGAGTATAAGAGAGCGACTTCCCCACTCTCCCATAGAGCTGAAGTCGGGTTCCGTGCTATGAAGTAATCCTGGGATATGGTACTCACTAGAGGTACGGGCGGCTATAGCCATGGCAGGTGTTATAGTAACAGCCCCCCACTGCGTACTGGGAGGAGCTGGGTTCAGACCTGCTACCAGCGAGCGGTAGAATAGGCCATTATATCTGACTACATCGCCAATAGCGTATGTAGTGCCTGCAACCCACTCGCCTAGGTAGCCTGGTAATATAGCGCTTAGCGCTATAGTATGGGCCGACATTATCACCAACTCTTTACCAATGGTAACATCGTGGCGTCGTACTCCCAGACTCATACTTACCGTCTCGAACCATACAGAGGCCCTCGTGCGCTTAGGTAGTTCGTTCGGGAAATAACTCTTACTATCTATATCTAGTTGTACAGAGCGGGGCCTCTTACTATTAGGGCCCACTAGTAGATTGGTGCAGTCTAGCGCGCCTAGCGTAGCATTATTAACCGCCGTAATGACACTAGATATGACGTCGTGAATAGTATAACCATTTATCATAGGCACTATGACTTCTAGCGCACCAGAGTTACTGACTACATATCCATCGACGGGCCCCGTCTTATTAGATAAGTAGAGATATACATAGCTATAGTTATCGTCATCTATATGCAGTGTCTCTAACTGTCGTACTGGTGAGTTGGGCCGGCTCGTATCTAGGTTGATAGATGCAAAGTCAGTGTAGGATAGCGAGTATAGATCGAGGTTAAGCGCGAAGTATAGAGTGCGCTCCCGATTAGTATCTAGCTCACGCGCCCCGTCTCCTGATACTAAGCCATCCTTATAGAGAGCTATGATACGCTCTAGATCGACTATAGCCGCCTTCTCTAGATTCTCCGCTAGCGTTATATTCTTAACACTAGCATCAATAGGAATGGAGGCTATTAGGCGACTAGCAGTGAGAGTAGCTGCTATGGCTAGTAGACCCTCCTGGAATGGGCCGCTAGGATCGCTTAGTATCTCGACTACTCGTTGGAATACTATGGGATACGTATCGCCAAATAGATATGTGTTATCCAGAGCGCGGGCTGCGCTCAGTATCAAGCCCATACGCGGATAGGCCTGCTGCAGCGCTACAGCCACTACCTCATCCTGCCGCCGTCTATAGGCTGATAATAGAACACTGTGAGAGACCACCATATCGAGGAATGCCTCGCGGTTGGTCTCTATGTAGGTGCGGATGGGACCACTCTGGCCAAAACTGTTCAATGTAACCTCCGGTTACTCAAGGTTCATTAGAGCATCAATAGTGCGTGCCTTACCAATGAAACGAATACCCTTTTCTGTAGCCATATTCTTGATTTCAATAGATGTTAGTTTCTCTAACTGGGCTCGTTTATTTAAATTAGCAGCATCAACAATATTAGGGCTATCAACGCCGCCAATCTCAATCTTCTCCCCATCTGCTGTTAGAAAGACTGTAGCTTCGTCACTATCCTCATCGTAGATATTAGGCTCTACGGGAGGCATGCCGGACTGCCCTAACTCAGGGGCCTTCTCTTCAATAGGTACTAGAGGCTCTCCTGGTAAGCCCACCGGAATATCATATACTTCGTAACTGATAACACTCTCTTCTTGAGTAGAGACGCCGTGGGTGACTGCGCCCTCAATGTAATCGTAGTTGGCGCCCTCGCGGTTTACCTCATCCATTAATTCATTATAGCCCTGCTGATATTCATCGAGATAGAAGTAATCCAGATGAATAGACTGCGGGCTAACTAGAAACTTGAGCTCCTCTCTCGCCTGTGCGTCATCAAGGTCGAAGTGAGGTCTATCTCCTGTAAAGTAAGCGCGGCCTTTGCCCCCGAACTCATAGTCAAAAGGACTTAGGATGGTGAGTACTAATGTGGTCATATATTTAGAAAATGGATACCATATACAATTTAACACTTAAAGACGCTCTAAAGAGTAATATAAAACGCTAGGATTTCTCCTAGCGTTTTATATAGGCATCGCACTACTAGATTAAGCTTCTGTAGATAGTGCGGGAGATGGTGAGAGCAGCAGATGCGCCTACGGTCACTTCAACTAGGTCAACGGGATCGGCCCATTTAGTTAGGCGAGAGTCACCTGGTTTTCCCACCTTGCGCATAGGAGCCTCATTCTCTAGGTAGATAGGATTGATGCGTCCTAGTAGTGCCGAGTCGGAACGAGTTAATACGCGCTGGATAGCCGGTTCGCTACCAGTCTGAGCAGACGCAGTAGTGCTGGGCATGTAGTACTCGAATACAGAGATGTGAGTACCAGACGCAGCGTTGATGTTATTGATGTCAGCAACAGCAGTGCCCGCCGTACCAGTGTTAGCGTTGCCGATGTTAGCGTAATGAAACGCGGTGCCAGGCTTAATTAGGAAAGACTTACCGGCGGTGTTGTAGCGGGCTACAGCATCGGCCTTAGTAAATACCTTACGGACTGCAGGGAACTCAGGTACCTGAGCGCTTAACTCGAGGAACGCAGTAGAGGTGATACTCTCTAATAGATTCTGGGATGCTGCATTGGTCTGGGGAATTACTTCTCTGAGAACTAAACGCACGCCAGAAGGAACGAGGGGATAAGGAGCATAGGGGCGGCTGGTACCCTTAGCGCGCTCTTCTTCATAATTGTTGAAGGCTACAATATCAGCTGCGCTAGCGGATCCCTTGAATACGCGGTTACGTACATTATCAATACCACCAAGAGCGGCTACTGCAGCCTCTACAGTGGGGTTGATGAATACATCAGCGTAGGCCTCAAGATTAGCATCGTAGTTAACGAAGTAATTGACACCAGCGGCGACAGCAGCAGTTTTATCGGCGGGTTCTACATAACTGGGTACTGCGCTAATGATGAAGCGTTGCCCCTGCGCTACAAGAGAACCAAGAGCGCCGAAGTCAAGAGATAAGCCATTGAGAGAGATAGGAATACCGTCGAACTCAATAGTACCGCCAGTGAAGTTAATCGTGTCTTCGTTAGGAGGGGATTGCACAGCTGCAGAGGGGGCGGTAGTTACCCCACCCAACACATACAGCGTATCATAGATCGGCTTACGCGCTCCAGGGAGGGCTTGCCAAACATTGTGGATAGACATAGTTTAAAAATATGCGGGGGGTGAGGAATTATAAACCAGGGAAGAATAACTCTCCTTGAATACCGAGGCGCTCATTGATTTGCGCTACGGTACAGGGGGTTATGTGACAAACGCGATAGGGGAACTTGAAGTAGGGTAGACCAGCATTACCCATCTGAACCGCGATACCAGGTGCTGCCGGAGGAGGAACATCAGTAACAGTACGAGTCCATAAGCCGGGGCTATCAATACTGTTTTCACTAGAGCAATACTGAGTTCTGCCTGGTGCTTCTACGTTGCCATCGCTATCAAGGAAGCTGAGAGCTACAATTTTGTTCTTAGGCCATACGCGCTTCTCAACACCATCAACGGGATCCTTATAGATAGTATCTACTACATGGACGTTGACTCCCGCAATAGAGAGGATCTCACCGCGAGTACCTAATACTAAGCCCATGCCAGTTCCCAACCCACCAGGAGGGAGGGGACCAAATGACCCGCCATTGCCGTTGGCATCAATTGTGCTGTCTCCAAACACTGCGCCGAGCTTAGGAATAATACCGCCTTGTGCAAGACGAGCTTCTTCAGACATGAGAATAACATCGCGCATCTCGGGACCAATATACATATCGGTGATATCCGATTTATTGGTATCCTTAAACCAACGGTTTAGTCGACGCACGAAGTTGGAGAGAGCAAACTGAGGATCAGTGATAGGGACGCCTGCACTAGGAGTACCGCCTGCGTTTAAATCAATAAGGTTACGGAATAAACGGGCCTCATTCCGGCCACGGTAACCTTGGGTAATGTTGAAGCCAAAGAAGTTACGCGCGGGGATGTACGCGGGGGCCTTAACGCGAACTCCAGAACGAGGATCAGTGTAATTGATACCGCCGAGCATCATAGCGGCGCGGAACACGTTCCAGGTTAACTGGTGCTTCTGCATCTGACGGGTGAGTTTCTTCTCAATCTGTTCAGCAGCAGTAGCGCGCTCATTATTAGTACCCTCTCTTACAGTGTTATTGAGCTGAGCATAACTCATGTACATAGATTGACGGATAGGGAGGGGCTGATAAGACTGGCGGTACACTGTATAACCGTCGTCATCAACGAATAGATCAGGTCTACCCCACTCAACCACAGGGAAAATAGTATTGACACCTTCGATGATGTGTTCAGCAATGACAATGCGCTCAGCAATCGTCTCATCGGGGAATACAGTGCTGAGAGGAGTCTCAGGTAACTTAGCGAGAATAGAGCGGGCTAACTCAGTGTATACGGGCTCCCGAGGGAACGTAGTGTTGTCTACTAAGTAGGGGCTGCTGATAAGCTCTTGAAAGTTGGGGCTTCGAATATCTGCCATATTAGTGGGAAGTTAGTAAATTAGGACTAGACCTTGGATTTCTTAGCTGAATCCCAGTTCTTCTGGGCTAGCTCGCGGAGCTGGGCTTCTAGACCAGATGGGCGGGTGGCTGCGCTCTGGCCAAACTGTTGCACTACTACGGGCTTACTGTTAACAGCAATATTTAATAGCTCTTCTAATTCATCGGTTACATCACGCTCGCCGCCAGCCTCTGTAGAAAGCTTAATAACACGAG